GGTGCAAAAGCACTCAAGAATATAGGCGGAGTTACCAGGACGGGAATTCGTTCAGCGGAAGGTGCGGGTTTGGCAACCGGAGAATTGCTTGCACGAACATACGGAGACGAAGGACGCGCCCCGACAAGAGAAGAAATCGCAACCACCGTTTTGTTTGGTGGTGCATTTGGTGGTGGGCTTGGTGCATTGGAGGCAAAGTGGTTGAGTAACAATTTGGTCGAAGGTGCGGAGGAAGGAATGACCAGGCCGGAGCTTCTTAGTAAACACGAAGAAAACATTAAGGAAGCAGGAGACATTCAAAACCTGGCGGTAGGCACTCCATTACTTGATGTTATGGACATTGAATCCTTGGCCAAGAAATCGCCCAAGGAAGCGGCAGAGGAGTCCGTGCAAGCGATGGAAAACAAACTGCTTGATGAACTTGAAGGTGAGTTTTCAAAAATTGCACGAATGCCACAAGGCGCGACAGGAGAACTTTCTGACCAACAACAATCCCTAGATGCGTTATTGGGGCAACCCGAAGAAATCTTTGTCCCGCTCATGCGGGAGGTCGATCTAAACACTCAACAAGTCGGAGACAATGCAAGACTGCGCGAGATCCAACAGAGTATCGCCATGCTCGACCATAAGCACGGCAAGAACAAGGGAGCGAGTAATCAGCGCAAAAGACTCAATGTCGAAAAACAACGCATACTGAGGCGCAACAACATGGTCCTTGATGACTTGGAAGCACAGATGCAGGGCAGACAAATGCCACCCAATAGGCAAGACATCCAGTCAGGTGATCAACCAATGCAGCAAGCCGATCCCATGACCAAGTCGGAACAGATGGCAGAGGACAAGCTCGGACCCGGTTACGAGAAGTATTTCAATATCGCAATGGGAGCAGGGGCAGGGGGTGCAGCTACTTACGGAGCATTCGCAAACGACGAAGATAGTGAGGCAATGGCTCAAGCCGGAGTAGCAGGTCCATTGGCGTTTTTATTAGCGGCCATTGGATTCAAAGGAAAGTCTCTCAATAAATTCCTTAAGTCTAAGAAATTTAAAAAACTCAACAGTCAAGCCAAGCGCGATCCGCAATCCGTTGAGCCTACCGCCATGAAGGCACAAAGGATACAGAATTCTGAGAACCGGGATTTTGCGCCAAAGAGATGGTGGAGCAGAGTGTTTGAAGACGTGAAAAGCGTTACCTCTGACTTGGTCACACCAATCTCTAGACAGATCAAAAACCTGGATAAGAAATTAGGGACCACGTTTACTGCGAAATTCCGGAATCTTGATTTGGATACAGGCAAGAAAACCGCTGCTCTTATGAAAGGCGCAATGCCCTTTATAAAATCCATGAGCAATGCGTTAAAGGGTAAGCCTCAAACAAAAGAAAAGTTCGATGACTTGTTGCTTGAAGGTGACTTTAACGAAATAGTCAATCTGATCGACAGACTTAAATTACCCGAAAAGGCGAGTGATAGCATCAAGATTGAGTTAAAGCAGATGCGGCAAACCTTGGAGGAGATCCGGGCTTATGCACGCGAAGAGGGTGGTTTTGACGTTGGATACATAGAAGACTACTTTCCGCGTAAAGTTAAGAACTACAAGGAACTCAGGGAATTCATGGACAATGATCCTGAGTTAAGAGCGGCCACGACTGAAATCGACAAAGCGATTGATGAGTTTGCCCTGAAGAATAAAATTAACAAAGAAGATCTCACACCCGAAGAGTTAGCGGAGATTACCAGTAGGGTGATTCGTGGATACCCGGTTAAGGGTGGCGCTCCTTCTAGCACCAAAGAAAGAAAGATATTTGACAAGAAGACTCTCAATAAGATCCGAAAGGCTTACGAGTCACCCGAAGATGCTCTTGAATCTTACATCAGGGGAACTGTTGAAGCAGTCGAAAGAAAGAAATTCCTTGGCATGGTCAAACCAGTAAAAGGCCAAGCAGTCCAAGGAGAAGGATTCAAGGACGTCATGGGGGCAGACGTCGGAATGCGTGCGGGAGTAGAGGAGTCGCTGGCCTATGCTTTGGCGGAGGACTTGCTGAAGGGTACGAAGTTTGGACAAGAAGACGTAGAAAAACTTAGGCAAATAATACAGTCCAGGTTCTCCGGCGGTACTGAGAGTTACACAACTAGAGCATTGAAAAACTTGGGATATTTGCAAGTGATGACCAACTTCGGATCTGCGATTACTCAGCTTGCCGACCAGGTCTTCAGTATCCACTTCAATGGTTTCGGCAACCACTTCAAAACTTTGTTTAATCGTAAGGACATGTTCAACTTTGCGGAACTTACGGGAATAAGTCAGCGGGAGTTCGAGGACATAGGCAACAGCGACAAGCTGAGTGGATTGCTTGATAATTTATTCCGCAAAACCGGACTCAAGCAACTCGATCTTTTTGCCAAGAATACATACATGAATGCCGCTTGGAGGAAGTACCACAAGCTTGCGCAAAGCGAGGGTGGTTCTCAAAAGCTTCGGGAAGAATTGCTCCCGTACTTTGGTGACCGGACTGACAAGGTTATCAAAGCAGTAAGATCAAACGCACCAACCAACAAGGAACCACCCGCAGAAGTTACTGAGCTTGTCTTTCATAAACTTCTCGACGTTGCTCCTGCTACCGCAAGCGAAGTACCCGCAGCGTACATGAGAAATCCAAATATGCGGATCATGTATATGCTCAAGACTTTTACCATTAAACAAATCGATACGTTCCGAACCGCAGGATTAAGCAATATCAAGGAAGGCGGAGAGTTGTATTTGGCAGGTCGTGCAGAGGGTAATCAATCCAAGCAAGAAAAGGGAGTAAGGTTGGCTGCCAAGGGAACAAAAGACCTGGTGCAAATTGCGGCCTTGTTTGCCGCCGCCAATGCCGGGACCGACGTTATCAAGGACGTTATCTATGGAAGACCCATTAAGAGAGATGAGTTGATTGAAGATAATTTATGGAAGCTGATTGGGGTAAACAGGTACACCGTTTACAACGCGAGAAGGAAAGGACCAGGTAAAGCATTCATTGATTTTGTTGCTCCGCCCACCGCTGTTTTTGACCGTGCTTTCGATGACATATCTGCCATCGTTGGGGATGGTGAGTACAAGGGCGCAATGCTACAAGGCACGCCTCTCGATCTAATCTATTGGCGCTACCTCGGAGGACTTGACAAGACCAGCGTTCGCGATTAACCTGCATTTAACTAGTTCATTGTCTTATGAACATTGTTGGGGCGGATGGGGACATCCGCACAAGCGAGGGGTAAAACCCTCGCTTTTTTTTTGTGACCAAAACTTTTTTTAAAAAAGATGTTGACGATTTCTAAATTGTCCGATCTTGTTGCTACGAGTATGAGCAACGTCGAACACCCCATCCGCGTCGAAATCAAACCTCGGCACGGTAAAAAAGGAATCGTTCAAGTCATGGAACTAAACATCAATGACGAGCGGATCGAGCGAAGGACTCCCTTGATTAATGGTTTGTTTCACACTTACGAGTTCAACCGACTCGCGACAGGCAAGCAAGCGTCTGACGACACCAAGCGCAAAAACGTGGTGGTCATGAAGCGGATCTTGGCCAAGTACAATATCGATCCTGAGAAGCACGACATTCGATACTTTGCGAAAAAGATCGATGGCCAACCCATTGCCGAACATTATGCACAATTCGAGCGTAAGCCTACGGACGTTCGCATGGCGCGCTCGCTTTTCTCCAAGGGATGGGTTCGTTACTATAAGGATAGATGCGGGATCGACACCTCGTTTTTCAACAACTGGATTTCATTGCAGTTGGACTCGATCCGCGTAAAGCCTTTTATGCCGGACGAGCGGGAAAGGCAGTTGATCGAGGAAAAGTGCGATCAACTCAAGGTGTTGGACCCGGGATTGTACATGGCATACGCTCTTGCTTATGGACTCGGATTGCGTAGCTCGGAGATTCAACGGGCGAAATTTGGTGACCTATGGGAATCGGACGGGAACAAATTGATACGTATTTGGAATCCGAAAGGCGTCAATGATTCGGAAATCGACGGACGCGGATACCAGGACAGACCATGTGATCCCGCTTGGTGGGACGAGATCATGAGTAAAAAAACATCCGACGATGACTTGATTGTCATGGTGCAGGAGGACAGAATCGTGCGCGACTTCCCGCAATTTCTTAGACACAGTTGCGGAATTACGGACAGGAAACCCGTCCACCGTCTTCGCAAGTATTGCGGTCATCGAATCATGAAGGCCAATGACATATTTATATCCTCGAAAGCTTTAGGACACTCCTCAATCGAGATGACTTCGAGGATCTACTCAGGTCTTCCGAGTGTAAACCGAAGCTTTTAGGTTAGAACATACAACGCAACAATAAAATACATTATAATACATTATGGGAAAGCTAAGCAATATAAAACGGCCAGCAAGTAGCGGAGGCGGAGGCAATTACGTCAAGCTGCTTGAAGGTGAGAACAAGTTCAGAATCGTCGGCGACATCGATGATACCCCACCGGGTTTCATTGTCGGGATGGTTGGATGGACAACAAACGATGAAGGACAACGTCGGCCCGTGCGTTACATGGACGGAGAATCTGTCTCTGTGACCTTCGATGAGAAACCCAAGGAGTTTTTCGCCATGCTGGTGTGGAACTATGCGGAGAAACGCATTCAGATCCTTGAACTGACCCAAGCGGGGTTGAAGGATAAGTTGATCAAGCTTGATGCTGACGAGGATTGGGGTGATCCGCGCAAGTACGACATCTCGATCATGCGTGATGGCCAAGGGCTTGAGACTTCTTACGTCATGACCCCGAAGCCTCACAAAAAACGCTCGGAGGAGATCAACGCTGCGGTCAAGGCCATGAAGGTGAACCTCAATGCGTTGTTTACCGGAGACGATCCGTTTGCCGAAGAAGCGCCAAGCGCGGAACCAAGTGGTGGTGACGAACCCGCACCTTTCTGATGTTACGAACTGACATAAGCAACTCTGCGTATCATTCGCAGGGTGAACTCAGTCGGAGCGTGGCGTGGGCTTTGTCCACGTCATGCCCCGCCCGGGTGTGGTACGACATGGAGCATCCGACTCCATCAGATGCGAAACATTTCGTAATTGGCGGATGTACGCATACGGCAACGCTTGAACCGTTCAAACTCGAAGAAGAGTATGCGGTCAAGCCTGACACGATTGACGGGAACGGGCCACGTACGAATGCGTACAAAGCGGCCTTCCAAGAGATGCAGGATCATGCACCCGACAAGAGGTGGTTGGCTCAAAGTGACTACGATTTGTGCATGGGAATGGCGGACTCAGCGAGGGAACATCCGTTGTTGCAAACCTACTTGGACTTACCCGATACCATCATCGAGGGGACCGGATACTTCGGGTATCAAGGAGCGGATTGCAAGGTACGTCCTGACTTGTATGCCCAAGGCGCGCGTGTGGTGCTTGACGTTAAGACAACCCAAGAAGGAGATCCGCGAGGTTTCCACTCTTCAGTCAAGAGGTACGGGTATGACTTCCAAGCCTGCTGGTACATGGAGGGATTGCGTTCTATGGGCTACAACCCCAAGCAATTCATCTTCCTTGTAGTTGAGAAAACACCTCCGTTTCTTACAAGTGCGTACACCATTGACGCTGTTCAAGTGGAGAAACAAAAGTCCCGCATGGCGGAAGCTTGCAGAACGTGGGCAAGGTGCATGAAGACAGGCGTTTGGCCCGGTTACGGGGACCACGTTCAGACCATTGGCACACCCGAACGATTCGAGGTCGCGAATACACGGGGTAGGAAATCCATCTCCGAGATTGCGGTCTTGTTCAAAATTGATCGTCAGCGTGTCTATCGGATTATCGAACAGCATGGATTGAAGTCCGAGTATTGGGGCCGCAAGCGAACCATCAAGGTTTCGGAATTCACCAAGGCGATCAACCAACCAAGGAAAGTGGCATGAGTGGAAAAGTAGTAAATTTGATGTCTACCAAGAAAGCGTTGGCCCTTACCGGGTATCGCTCGATCAACTCCCTGCTCCAGTTACATGAATCCGAAGACGTTGCATTGACTTGTTACAAAATCAAAGGCGGCCGGGGCCAAGGCGGAATCGACCAAGCTTGGAGCGAGAAAGAGTTGAAAAAGTTCATGAAAAACAACCACCAGGAGACAGAAAAATGGCTAATAGACTAGAACAAATAAGACGGATTAAGGCGGGAATCGGATTTGCGAAAGATCACGTAAACAATGAGAACTGGCACGCTGCCATTCTCGTCCAAGGCGGATTGATCGAGCAACTCTTGGCGTTGGTGGAGGGTGAAGACTTGAACCATCAAAGCGATCCCGATTTGACCATTACGTTTACTCAGGATTGCGGTGGTGAAGACAATCATAGCGATTGATCCGGGTGCGTCAGGCGGATTCTGTCAGTTCATAGGGGACAAAGCGATACACGCTTGGAAGTTTACGAGCTTGTCTGATTTCGTAGATGACCTCTTTGAGATCAAGGCAGACCCCGACCTGACGCTTGAACTAGTCTTGGAAGACGTTCCTCCCTTTGCGGGCAAGAACATACCTTCTTCCACGGGTTTTAAGCTTGGCAAATCATGTGGTCATTACGAAGGGCTTGCCCGTGGATTGCAGATCCCGTGTCACATGGTCCGGCCGCAGACCTGGCAGAAGGGCTTGGCCAACGTGGCAGGGCAGGGCGGGCAAAAGAAGAAGCGTATCCTCAAGGACCATGCCGCCCGTTTGTATCCGCAGTTAGGGAAACAAATCACGCTCGCCACGGCGGATGCAGTCCTAATCGGACATTTTCATACAACAACAACAAAACAAAAAGAAATATGAGTACAGCAATACAACAATCAAGACTCATTCCGAGTCCTTACTATTACGATCCCCAAGAAGGCGTTTACATGACCGTCCGTACAATCGACCCGGTTATAGCCAAGGAGTTGCTTATGGGACAACGCAAGAATCGTAGTATTTCTAAATCTACGGTTAAGAAATACAAAGAGTTCATGAAACTCGGACGATGGGTTTTGAACGGGGAACCTTTGATCTTCGGTGGAGGAAAACTTATCGATGGGCAGCACAGATTGACTGCTTGCGTTGAGTCCGGCGAAACATTCAAAGCGGTTTGGATCGAACTTAACGAGGAATGTGTATTCGACACGTTGAATCAAGGGAAGCGGAGGAACGGAGCGGATGTCCTGTCGGTCTACGGACACGTTAATGCAACAAACTATTTCTCTTCGCTTTGCATCCTTGCGAGAATCGACAAGTATGGTGAGTTGGGATACCAAGGATTTGGGAATCAAGGTCGTTTGCCTATCCCTAATCATGAGGTCGAAGAGTATGCTTTGAAGTATCCGCATTTGGAAGTATCGATACGCAAGGTAGACAACTGGTATCGCCAGTTCCGGCTCAAGAAAGGTCCGATGGGCGCGCTTCATTATTTGCTCAGACGCTCAGAGGCTGATCGCGTTCCGATGAGCGAGGAATCGGATGACTTGAAGTCCGATGCGTTCATGCGGAGCTTGTGCTTGGGTATGAATCTAGGCCAAGGGAACCCGATCCTTCCGTTGCGAAACAGTTTGCTCAGACAAATGTCCAACAACGAGAAGATTTCTCCGCATTACATCATTCGTGGCGGAGTTTTGGCATACAATGGGTGGATGACTGGACAAAAGACAAACGTGTGCAGAGTTGGTCGGATTCCGACCATCCCAAAGATCGTCAAGGTCAATGGCGGAACCTGACTTTGACGAATTCAAGCGCAAACCAGGCGAAACCATAGCGCAAGCTTCACTCCGCATTTCCGAGAAGTACGGAGTGGAGCAGCCTACCGCTCGGAACTGGGTGGTTGGGCATAGAGATCCGCAGAAGGGATTGGTAAGGCTCAAGAAGAGCCGTGCAATGGACGAGAACCTGCGTGCGATGGCAGCCTTTGCCAAGCCGGGATGGACGTACACGCTTGACGATATTGCGGAGGTGGTGGGATGCTCGAAGGAACGCATCCGACAGATACAGGAATCCGCTTTGCGGAAGCTCAGAAGGAGAACCGATTACCTTCAAAAGGAATTAAAAAAACGATGAAAAAAATACTACAAAAAGCTATTCTACACTCCTTGTTCCTACTGTCCGTATTTGTATTTCTATGGATGATAATGGGTTTCGTACTTACCCTTTTGGGGATCTGAATCATGTCGAAAAACAACGAAAAAAGAATTCGTTTCGCACCCATCCCTCTTGCCATTTTGGATGAGTATTGCGAACTGCACGGCATGACGCCAAGTGCCGCAATATCGCCGCTAATTACGGCATATTTGCGGCATCCTACGCGTGCGCGTCATTCTTTACAGAATGAATATAATATACATAGCCAAGAAACCGCAGATTCGCCGCAAATTGCGGCAAAGAAAAAACCGACTTCTCGGAAGAAAAACAAGACCCCGTTACCCGAAGACTTCGATCCACCCAAAGCGATTTGCGAAGAGGCAGGAGTGGACCACGACAAAGCGGTCAGGTTTTTCAAAGCCCAAGCGGAAGCAAAAGATTATCGTTACGTGAATTGGAACAAGGCATTCGCATTAGCGGTGAACGGTTACCTCGTACAGAACTACCCTCAGATTTTGCAGACCAAACAAGAGAACGAATTCTGAGATGGATTACGAACTCGCCGAAATTGCGGTACTCGCCGCATCCATGCGCGATGACACGGGCCGATCATCGGCCACCGCATTGGAACATCTCACACCCGAAGATTTCTCCTCCCCGGAAAGGCAACGAATTTTCAAAGCAATCACAAAGCTCGCGCCAAACTGCAACGAGGTGGACGTCCTCATTGCGGAACCGTCACTAGCCGACAGCGTGACTTTCGTAGGCGAACAATACGGAGGCGGACAAATCGAGAGGTACGTCGATTACCTAATCGAACATCGCAATCACCGGGCAATCGAATTGGCGATACTCAAGGCGCAAGATACGATCAAAGACGGAGGAACCGCAGAAGAGGT